AAATTTGAATCTTGAGATTTAAAAGATGTTTGTTGTCCGACATTTAACTCTGGTTTTTGCCCTTGTACGTTGATTGACCTATCACTTTCTATTTGTTTTTTTATGTTATAATAAGTGGAACTACCTAATTGTGGTGCTGTTGACATACTACTAAAAAATTTACTTAGTGTATCTTCACCTCTAGCTACTTTACCTGCTTCAGTAGCCATACCTCTTTTATATTCATTAGATTTACTTATACCTAAATTAGTTAAACTACTTGGATCATTTAAACCACGATAAAAATTCGCTAAACTGTCTTTTGCATTTTTTGTTTCTATCGCTAAGGTTTCTAAATTATTAGATGCCATTACTACTTTTTGAGCAAAAATTTCTAATTGTTCAACAGTAGTTTGGTTTGCTGTAGCTAAGGTATCAAAACTACTTTTACCTGCTTCTTCAGTTATAGTACTTAATTTTATTATTTCTGCTTCAGTTAAATCTTTTATCGACTTTTTTATACCATCTATATTAACAGTGCCAACGCCTTTTTCAAAAGATACCATTCCTGCTATTTTAGCAGTATATTGTCTTAAATTAGGTGCAAGATTTTGTTCGACTATATCTTCTTTTTTAGCTAATTTAGCTTGTCTAGCTAATTCTTCAACACTTTGACCAGTAATAGATGAAAAAGATCTTAATTGACGCATTTCAAGAGGTGATAAATCAATCATACCTGTTTGACGATTTAAAGCCCCCATACCTTTTGTTACTTCAGCTAATTTTTCAGTTAATGCTTCTAAGTCATTATTTGCATCGTACAACAAACTAAATGGATCACCTAATTTAGCGAATTCTCCACCTAACATTTGTAAACTTGCTGCTGCTTCAATAGCATCTTCTGGGTTATAAACTTTATCAGCAAAATTAGAAATTGACTGCATTTCCATGCCTAATCTATTTGCCTGTTTTGCCATATTAGACAAACCCTGAACACCATTTTTAAAATTGAATTTATCAATTAATCTTATGTTACTTTGAATATCGCCAAATACTTTTTTAGTATTTAAACCTAATTTATCAACTTCTTTATTACTTTGATCTAAAAAATCGAAAGTGTTTTCAATAGAAGCTCCGTATAATTTTGTTAATCCAAATATTTGATTATAATTTTCACCTAAAGTATTAGATATTTTTGTCATACTGGCCAATTCATTACCAGATAACATAATATTTCTCCCGTAACTTTCAGTAAATGTCCTATAAGTTTCAGTTAATTCTTTTTGACTAAATCCTAAGGCTAAAGTTTGCTCCCCTGTAACTAATATATTTTTCCTTATTTGTTCTGAAAAATTACCAGCTATACCCAATTGTTTGTTTGCACTATTTATAGCTCTTAATGTATCATCCCAATATTTTGTAGTACCAAAAGGAGTATTATATTGACTTCCAAAATTAATGTTAAAAGTTTTAAATATTTCAAACCCTTCAAGATATTCAGTACCAACTTGTACAATCTTAGATTTAAAATAATCTATACCAAAAACGTATGCTTTAGTTAATCCTTCAACAACAGGTTTAAGTTTTTGCATAACTTGTATGGTACCACTTAAACCAGAAGCTAATTGACCGAATTTACCTGATAAATCTGTAAATCCTACTTTACCCAAATTTCCTAAACCTTTACCTATAGAAGTAGCTGCTCTACCCATAGATGCTCCTATCCTACCTAACGCGGCTAATAATGGTGCTGCCATAAAAAAATACTTTTATAATAAATAATGGTCAAAAAAATTATTCATTTTTTTGACCATTTTCTGCTGTTGTATATTCTAATAATTTATCTAAATGAAATTTTCTTTCTAAAATTGGCATGTTTCTAACATCTTCTCTTGTGAAGTTAGCATATTTTACCAATAAAAACATTTCTTCTAAATAAACTTTTATATATTCTAATGGAAGGTTAAATATTCTTTTACAAATCCTTACGTATTGGGAAAAAAAAACTCGCTAGTCATCTCTAATTCTTGTCTTTTTAATTTACCTGTTAATGGGCTTATTACTTCGATTTCAAAATCTAAACTTGGAGTAACATCACTCATATATTTTATGAGATTATTAGCGTCTATAATATTCATTTGTTTTACAAATGCAGATATAACCATTTTATCTCTTTCGCCGTCCACCGAAGTAATTAATTTTTCTAATCTAATGGCTTTATATATATTGCTATTAGGTAATTTTGCAAGAGTGTTTCTAACGTCTTTTTCGTCTTCACCAGTCATCAATTTAAAAGTTACTTTATTTTTAGCTTTAGGTAAAAGAAATTCGAATTCACCGTTTTCATTTGGATGAATTGTGAGCTCTTTTACTTTCAATGTAGTTAAATCAAATTCATAAGGTTCGCCGTCCACATCAATCATATATAAATTATCCATAGTAATCCTTAAGAAAACTAAAAGAGCTAATCTATCCCCTAATAACATTTTTTGTGGGTGAATAAAAGGAGTCTTTTCATCTACCATAGTAACTTTTCTCTCTAAAAGTTTATCAATCATCTCACCTGAATTAAGTAAATTAGGTGCAGTCATAATCTCTTCATCTACCAAAGTTAAATGGTATACTTTTACTTGGTTACATTTGTTATGGTAAAATTTACCACCAGAAGGTAAGGAAATTATATCGAATTTAGGTTCTGAAAACATAAAATATATTTTTTTTATTTTTAAATATATGGATTTTTAATTTTTTTTAAATAAAAAATGCTATACGTTAACAATGTTAACATATAGCATTCAATAATATTAAGTATTGTAATATTAATATAACAACACACAATACTGTGGTTGAATAGTAAATGATAGTTCTAAAACTTCATCATTAGCATAATCAAGGTTTCCACCAAAATCTACTGAATCTTTCAATATACAATTTACACACAACCATTCAGAGATTCTAACACCTGTTGGATCAAGCAATTCTAAATTAATTGTTTTAGATGAACCTACATTATAACCCATACGACCAGTTACAGATTCAGCATGTAAACGTACCCATTCAATAAGACCTTGAGAGGTGGACGGCGCAATGAAATCTCTTACAGTTATAGTCATACTTTCCCATGTATAAGAACCGTTAACATAAGTTGAAGTATTTAAGAATTTCATTTCATTAGTAGTAATATTCATTTTAGGTGCAGTAACAGTTTTACAAGCCCAAGTTTGAATACCTATATCTGTTGGAAATCTCAAAAGCCATCTATTTTGCTTTTTAGGTTCCGCTTTTAGTGGTGATGACAACAGTAAATCAGCCATAATTATTTTTTATTTTTTAAATGTTTTTTATTTGAATAAATATGTTTAGAAAAAATTAACGAGCAAAACCTCCAAGTGAAGCTAATACGTCTGTTAATTGTGTTTTAGGTGCCTTTAAATATTCTAATTTAGATTGTATAGCTTTTCCTATCGCATTTTCTAATCTGTTATTTATATAAGAACTCTTTTTAAGCACATTATACCCAATTAAAGCAAGTAATTTATCTAAATTTTTATCTTTCTTTATTTGAATACCTTTTAGTTCATCAGCTATCCTTTCTAGTATAGCCATAGTTATTAAAGAAGCTGTATTACTTTGCCCACCTTTACTTATATCTTTTAAATCTTCTTTATTCATTTTAGATAAAACACTTTTAATATATTCATTTGTTTTTCTGTTAAAAGCAAACAAATAATTTATAGTAAATATAAGTCTTCCTAAGTTAATCGAAGTTAAAATGCCTTCATTAAGATTAGGTTTAACATTTTGTAAACTATTCTCTATGTAATCAGTAATACTATTATCTAAAGAACGAAATTCACTAGGTACCCTACCTCTATCAGTTAAAATATTAGAAAAATATTTGTATATATTATTTTGAATAAGTTTATCTATTTTTTTATTCCCAGTAAAAGAACTTTTACTTCCAAAAAAAGAAGAAGTTGGTTTAAAAAAAGTTTCTAACAGATATTCTAAATAAAAATTATAAATAAACCCTTTTATTTTAGTTATTTCTTCTTTATAACCTAAAGCATAAAAAGTAACAGCTAAAAATAAATCTTGATTATTAATATTTTTTTCTAATGTATAATCAACAAAATCATCTTCATCAGATAAATTAGATATAAAAGCTGAATTAGTTTCTTTAATTATGCCTTCTCTTTCTGGTCTAGGCTTAGCTAAAAAATTCTTAACTAATTCATCTGGATCAGGTAGATTTTCTTCATCGTTATCATCATTTTTAAGTTGACTTGCAGAGAATTTACCGCGAGCTTTTCTACCTACACTAGTAATTTTATTTCGCTTTTGTTGTTCATTCAAAGAAAGAAGGTTTCCGACAAGGTATTGTCGGAAAACTTCTTCTTTAACTATATCTTTAAACGTTTTTTCTTCGTCTGTAAATTTAAACATTGTCAAAACTTGCACTGTTATTTGTTAATGTGAAACCGATATTAATTTGCTCCAAAGCCAACGTAGGTTGAATTAAAATTTTACCATTCAATTGATTTGTTTCAAATGCTCTCGGATTGTTATCTAGTTCAATTCTAAAGTTGATGATACCTCTTTCGTTTCTGATATTAGATAAGATTGGGTTCACAAGGCTTTCAAACTGTCTTCTAACTGTTTCATCATTTTGTTCAAATAACAAATTAACAGATACGTCTGCCAAAAGCTGTCTGATATAAATCATCAATCTTCTAACATTGATTCTATCTAAAACAGTTTCTTCAATTTGAAGTGTCTTATTACCCCATGTGGTAACAATACCTGCATCTCTCCACATACTGTTGATACGACCTGTGTACAAATCATCTCTTTCATCTTGAGTAGGATTCTTAACAACGTCAACAAATACGCTGCCACCACGTCTCTTACCACTAGGTGCGAACCAAACTCTTGAAATTCTATCATTTACAGCATAAATACGGGGCATATCCACACTTGCTGGAACATATACATAAGTATTGTTTTCCAAATCATTATAGATACAATCATAAGCATAAGTAGCTGCAAAAGAAGTAGAATATAAACCATCTAGTCTATCAGCTAAGAATTTAGCACTATATGGAACTCCGTCTGCATCCCTAGAAGGTGTATCAGCAATATAGAAAGCATCGCAACGTACTTCTTCTAACATTTCAATCATTTCTTCAACCAAATTAGAGTTGTCGAATGTATTAATATTAGGTGTTACAACCAAATTATATTTTACCGCTTCAGGATTAGCAATCGCTCTGATACCTTTTAGGTAAGCATAGTAATCTGAATTTATAACAGTTGATACTTCGCCGTCAAAATCTTCTAATACATAAGTATCAAAAGCACTTGAAGCCAAACCTAAGATACCGTTTGTACCGTTAACAAAGTATTGATCACCATTAGATCTGTTACCAGTAGTCATTCTGTGAATATCCCAACCATCAAAACCACCGTAGAATGCCATAGTGAACTTTCTAGCGTTTAGTTTTGCATAAGCAGTTCCTTCTAAATCAGCATCATTTCTAAACTCATGATTACCTACTTGGAAAGACAATTGACCTACACCATCAATACTAGCTGTAGCTGCATCAACGTCCATGTGGAAACCATCTGTAGTACCAGTGAATGAAAGTACACCAGAGCTAGGTTGTCCATGCCAATCAAACAAATCTTGATCGTAACCATCATTACTATTCAAACCTAAGAATTCATAACGAACCTTATCAGTTGTCTCATAAGAGGTCTTATATTGGATTGAAGGTGCAACGGCACAATCACCATAATCAACTACAGGATATCCTTCATAACCAGCAGGGAAGGCATCAAAAACACAAGACGCTGCAACATCAACACTAATATACATTGACTGTTGTGGGTAAATATCATTTAGAGCTTTACCTCCAATCAATCTAGCAATGTAGTTATTGCTCTGTACATCCAAAGAGCAGTTAGCAAACTGTTCAAGGATAACAGGGTTCTTGTCTGTATCGTTATAGCTTCTAACCAAAACGTCAAACAATCTTCTATCAGGACGGATGTTGGTTATACTGATTTTAATATATCTGTTTGCGGAATCACCGTCACCCAAAGTTAAGAACTTAAACAATCTCACCAATTTATTACCACGTAATTCAGATACAACATAAGGTGTTTCTGCTCCACGGTATTCTTGCTTATAATTCCACAAAGTAGTATTATGGCAAATAGTTGGTTTGATACAGTGAATCTTATTTTGAGCCACCAAATTATCAAACATTGTTTGATATAATTCAGAAATATAAAGAGGTGAATCGTTTTCACAGCAATTAGCTCTTACTCCAAATACTTTATTGATATAGTTTTTCTTTCTTGTATCCAAAGATACGATGTAAGAAAACTCTGTACCGCTAGTATCAGTTCCAGTTAATTTGAAATCATCGTAAGGTTTAATCATTTGACCAGCAACGATAGGTTCAATCAATAAATTAGTATTCTTAACTCTGAATTCTAACTCTTCATTTCCATTATATGAACCAACGCTTCTCAAGCCACACACAATTTGATTTTCAAATTCAGCAAGTGCTGTTGCGGTTAATTGTGTAACACTACCACTCAATTGAATTGAGACAATACCAGAAGGGATTTGAATTTCAGTGGTGCTGCTTCCAGATTGGAAAACAGGGGTATTAATTACAGTTGTACCTGTTACAATAGTGTAACCAGTACCATTA